AGAAGAAGAATCTACAGAAGAAGCACCAGTTGCAGCTTCTGAAGAGACCTCTGAAGAGCATGAACAATACTCTGAGGGTGTTAAAAAACGTATTGATCGTTTAACTTATAAAATGAGAGAAGCAGAAAGACGCGAACAAGCCGCGATAGATTATGCTAAAAAGTTAAAAGACGATAACGATAAACTCTCAACAAATTACAGTCAAGCTAGTACGACTCTTGTTAATGAAACAGGAGGACGTATTAAGAGCGAGTTAGCTGAAGCTAAACGAGCTTTAAAAGCCGCTTATGAAGAAGGCGACTCAGAAGCTATGGCTGATGCTCAAGAAATGGTAGCTAAGTTAAGTGTCCAAAACGATAGAATCGCGCAACAGCAAGCAAAATTAGAGGCAAGAGAAAAAGAAGTTTCAGAACAAATTTCTAATCCTCAGCCTCAGCAAACTGTTGCCCAGCCTCAACCACAGGTCGACCCAAGAGCTGAAAAATGGGCAAATGAGAACGAATGGTTTGGAAAAGATGAAGCAATGACCTTTACAGCGTTCTCAATTCATCGTAAACTGATTGAAGAAGAGGGGTTTGACCCTTCATCAGAAGACTATTATGACGAAATTAATAATAGGCTTCGTAAGGAATTCCCTCATAAGTTTGAGGGTCAAAAATCAGAGGGCAATCGGAAACCCGTCCAGACTGTTGCCCCTGCTTCTAGGAATGTAAAAACTGGACGCAAGACTGTTCGTTTGACTCAAAGTCAAGTGGCCATTGCTAAAAAACTCGGCGTTCCCCTAGAGGAATATGCGAGACACGTGAAGGAGGCTTAGTATGTCTGAAATCTCAAATAGAACTCCTCGCGCTGCTGAAACACGCTCAAAGCAAGAGCGCAGAAAGCCTTGGAGACCATCATCGTCTCTCGAAGCACCAACGCCTCCTGAGGGCTATAAATTCAGGTGGATTCGTACAGAAGTTCGTGGTGAAGAAGACCGAAAGAATGTTTCTGGAAGAATTCGTGAAGGATATGAACCTGTTCGCGCAGAAGATTATCCAGACTTCGATGTGCCTACTATTGAAGACGGAAAGCATGCAGGAGTCATTGGTGTAGGAGGACTTATGTTGGCAAAGGTGCCAGAGGAAATTGCTGAAAGTCGTCAGGAGTATTTTCAAAATAGAACTTCAGATCAAATGACGGCTGTAGACAATGACCTTATGAAGGAACAGCATCCTTCAATGCCGATTACAAAAGATCGGCAATCTCGTGTAACCTTTGGTGGTCCGAACACTAAGTAGGCCACTTTTGTAACCTATGGAAGGTAGAAGAAAATGGCAAATAACGACGCCGCTTTTGGACTAAAGCCTGTCCGTATGCTCAGTGGAGTTTCTAACTTTACTACAAACGAATATCCTATTGCGTCTGGAGCAACTGGCCCTATTTTTCAGGGCATGCTCGTAATCATGGATGCAGGTGGTGGGGGAGATATTCTTCCTGGAACCAATACTGCAGATGATAGTGTAGGTGTATTTAATGGTTGTAGTTATACTGATCCTACGACAAAAAAGAAGATCTTTAGCAATTTTTATCCTGGAAGTATTGCTGCTTCTGATATTGTTGCTCAAGTTATTGACGATCCAGACACAGTTTTTGAAATTCAGTGTGACGGAACGCTTGCGCAAGCTAGTGTTGGTGCGAACGCTGATACCACTTCAATGACTTCTGGTAGCACAACTACTGGTAAGTCTTCTGGAGAAATTTCAGCAACTACGGCTTCTGGTTCAGCGCAACTTCGGATTATCGGTATCTCTCGGGATCCTGATAATAGTGATCAATCGTCTAATAATACGAATGCTTACGTTATTATCAACGAGCATGCGTATAAGACAACAACTGGCACTAAGTAGGAGGGTTGACTAATGCCTATTTCAAGAGCACAACTCGCCAAAGAACTTGAGCCAGGACTCAATGCCCTCTTTGGCATGGAATATGATCGTTACGAAAACGAGCATGCAGAAATTTTTGATACTGAATCTTCAGATCGTGCATTTGAAGAAGAGGTAATGCTTGCTGGTTTTGGTAGCGCACCAACCAAAAATGAAGGTGGAGCGGTAAATTTTGATGACGCGCAAGAGTCATTTACTTCTCGCTACACACACGAAACCATCGCATTAGCTTTTTCAATTACTGAGGAAGCAATAGAGGATAACTTGTACGATCGTTTAGCGTCTCGTTATACTCGCGCTTTGGCTCGTTCTATGGCACATACAAAGCAAGTTAAGGCAGCTAATGTCCTTAATAATGCCTTTGATAACACTGTAACTGGTGGTGATGGCGTTGAGCTTTGTTCAACAGTTCATCCGCTTTCTGGTGGAGGAACATTTGCAAATGAGCCGTCAACTGACGCTGATTTGAATGAAACTTCTCTGGAAGACTTCCTTATCAGTATTTCTGGGTTCGTAGATGAGCGTGGTTTAAAAATTGCTCTTAGGGGTATGAAGCTAATTATACCTTCTTCGCTTCAGTTTGTTGCGGAGAGATTGTTAGCGTCTGCTCTAAGAACAGGCACTGCTGATAACGATATCAATGCTCTTCGTAGCAGAGGTATGTTACCAGAAGGCTACGCTATAAATCACTTCCTAACTGATACAGATGCGTTCTTTATTAAAACGGACGCACCTAATGGGTTTAAGCACTTCGAACGTGCGCCGATTAAAACCCAAATGGAAGGTGATTTCGATACTGGTAACATGCGGTTTAAAGCTCGTGAGCGTTATAGCTTCGGCTTCTCTGACCCACGTTGTGTGTTTGGCTCTAAAGGAGCTTAACATAAAAACGATTGAGAAAAGGGCGACTTGCGAGTTGCCCTTTTTTCGTTTACAGTATTAATTCCTGACAGCTCAAGGGGAGCTGACATTAGCCAAGACAGGAGACTTAAATGGCTACTACTACCTTTAGCGGAGCAGTCCGTTCTAAAAATGGTTTTCAAGTAATTAATGAAAGCTCTACGACTGGAGCGATTACGCAGACTGGTTTTTCTGTTAATGCAACAGGACAGCTTGTTTCTATGGGAACACGTAAAATTCAATCTTTTGCAGGATCATTAGCAGCAACAAACGCTGCCGCTACTGCTTATGCAGATGGTGATTGTCTTGTAGAGTTAGGTACTCTTAACGTAGATGCGCCTGATGGTTTAGTAACACCCAGTAAAATCTTTGTGCATAGGGCGTTAATTGGTATTACTACAGCTGCTGGTCAGACTTTAGCTGGAAACCTTGCTTTGAGTGCTACAAGCGGTACAGCAACTAATGCAGCTGTTAGTGGAACTGAAGTAGTTGGTGCTGGTGTAACATCGTTTAATGAACAGTTGAGTGCTACTCAATCTATTACTGAGATCGATGTAAACTTTAACGATACAGCTGGTAATTACCATATTTTTGTACCTAATATCACAGCGGCTGTTGCAAATGTTCATCTTTATGCAAGAGCAACAACTACAGTGAATGCTGACGTTACTGCTGGAAGGTTTACAGTTGAACTAGAATACTCAGTATTCTAAGGAGGTTGACATGGCCGATGCCGTAACATCTCAAACGCTAGTCGATGGTCAAAAAACAGCTGTACTAAAGTTCACTAATGTATCTGATGGTACTGGGGAAAGCGCAGTCAAAAAAGTAGATGTATCTGCTTTAGCGACTAATTCTGCTGGTGCTACATGTACAAGAGCCACTATAGAAAAGATATGGTGGCAGTGTAATGGTATGAAAGTCAAAATTTTATTTGACGCTAGTACCGATGCTTTTTGTATTGAACTGGGTGAAAATCAAAGTGGTCACCATGACTATTCTTCTTTTGGAGGCTTAAGTAACAATGCTGGCTCTGGAGTAACTGGAGATATTATGTTCACAACAGTTGGACATTCTTCTGCAGATACTTACACAATAATTATGCAGGTCAGAAAGAGTTATGATTAATGGCTCGTAAAAAAGCTAAAAATCCTCCAAAAACTAAAAAATATTTCCGCTCCACAAAAAGTGGGGCGGGAATGACTAAAGCTGGAGTCGCTCGTTATAGGCGAGAGAATCCTGGAAGTAAGTTAAAAACTGCAGTTACAGGTAAAGTTAAAAAAGGCAGTAAAGCAGCAAAAAGGCGTAAGTCATTTTGTGCTAGATCTGCAGGACAAATGAAAAAGTTTCCGAAAGCGGCAAGAGATCCTAACAGCCGTTTACGTCAAGCTCGTAGAAGATGGAAGTGTTAATTATGGCTACAGCTAAAAAGACAACTCGAAAAAAGACTACAGCAGCTTCAACTGTTTTATCAAAATTAGAAAAACATGAGGCTGAGTGTTTGATAAGATATCAACATATTGAAGAACGTCTTAAAGAACAAAATGAAAAATTAAAAGATTTAGATAAAAAAATCTATGGCATTGGTATTTTAATTATTGTTGTTGCTGGCTTAGAGAAGTTGTTTTGACGATATCTAGAGGAAGTATGCCGCAACAGATATCTAAGCCTCCACAAAAGAAAAAGTGGAGTGCTAAAAGAAAGAGGTCTATAAACTGTAAAAAACCTAAAGGTTTTAGCGAAAAAGCATATTGCGCAGGGAAAAGGAAAAATGCACGTAAGAAGGGTTAAAAAAGTCATAAAAGGTCTTAAAAAAGCATCTAAATTACATGCAAAACAAGCTAAGTCTTTAGGGACTTTAGTAAAAAATAAAAAGTTTAAAAATTATGGTAAAAAGAAAAGAAGATCCTAAAAAAGGCACAGGTAAAAAGCCAAAGGGTAGTGGAAGAAGATTATATACGGATGAGAATCCGAAGGATACAGTATCTATAAAGTTTGCTACTCCAGCTGATGCTAGAGCCACAGTAGCTAAAGTTAAAAAAGTTAGGAAACCTTTTGCTAGGAAAATACAAATACTGACAGTTGGTGAGCAAAGAGCTAAAGTTATGGGAAAAACCGAAGTTGCACGTATATTTCGGCAAGGTAAAGAAAGCATAAGGAGGGCTAACAAAAATGCCTAAAGACGCTTGTTATCGCAAAGTAAAAGCTCGTTATAGAGTATTTCCGAGTGCTTATGCTTCAGGTGCTATTGCTAAATGTAGAAAGGTTGGTGCTGCTAACTACGGCAAAGGTAGCAAAAAGAAGAAAGTTGCTAAAGCCTCTAACGGAGGATATGGTAAAACACTTGCGAATCAGACAGCAAAACGTCCTAGTAAAAATCCAAATATTGCTAGGGGCTGTGGTAAGGTTATGAATGATAGACGTAAAGTGACAAAGATTTTGTGAGTTAATTATGGCTGTTCGTAAGACAAAATCAGGATTAGCTTTAAAAAGATGGTTTAAAGAAGATTGGAAAGATGTACGCACTGGCAAGAAATGTGGCAGAAAGAAGGGTGAAAAACGCGGAACTCCTTATTGTCGCCCTTCCAAGCGTATTTCTTCTAAAACTCCTAAAACAACTGGTGAATTGTCAGCTAGTGAAAAAAGAAGTAGAGTTAGGCAGAAAGTGAAGTTAGGGCAACCTTCTAAGGGGAAGCCTCGTAATGTACAACCTCTAAGAAGGAAGAAGAGGAAAAAAGCATGATGAAGAAAAAAGGAATGGCGAAAGGCGGCATGAGAGGTGGCGTTAGAAGACGTTCAGGAGGTGGTTCTGAAAGTGATGACGCAGCTAAAAAATTAGCTAAATCACGAGAAACAGGAAAATTAACTTCTAAAGATATTGCAGCAGCCAAAGAAGTTATTGAGGAGTTAAATCCTGGAAAAACGATGGATGTAACTGGCATGGCTATGGGCGGCATGGTTGATGAAAAAGCTGTCGGTAGAATGATGGGCGGCGGTCGTCCTAAAGGCATGGCAAAAGGCGGTGCTATGGGTGGTGTCAAGAGACGATCTAAGGGCGGTGCTATGGGCGGCGTTAAGAGACGATCTAAGGGCGGTGCTTCTGGCGGTCTTAATGCGGCCATAAAAAGAGTTAAGGCTAAGAAGTAAATTGCCTTATCTTCAAAGTAACATCACGCACTTTAAATGCTGGGTGCGTAGAGAGTACACGCATAACCATGCAAAATACCATGGTGAGTTTTTACACGCTATGGCTATTGCAGTAACAACGATGCCCAGTCGTTGTTTAAGTTTTCAAGTGTTGTTTACAGGTTTCGAAGTAGATGACACAGATGAACCTAATGTTCATGGGGGAGCAATGTGGGCTAGAATGCCCATAACAGCATTAGTTGGTGATACTCCTTTTGATCAATGGCCAGAGCCTATGCCTGTTCATTTTGCCCAGCCGTGGGATTGTATGTCACATACACACGCAGTTTATCGTTTAGACCGCGCTCATCCTTGCCCATGGCTTGCTAAAATAGATGGTCAATTTTTTCCAGCAAAATATTACTTTACTGTAGATTATACAGAAAGCGAAGTTGCAGATGATCCAGCTCAACATAAACAAAGTCATGTTCTTGAGCTTTTAGATGCTGGTAAGTGGACAGGAAATATAGTCGCTTTACCGAATAACAGAGTTCGTGTTACGCATCCTGCTTGGTTTGCAACAGGAGAAGGACCACCTGATTTTAGACCCTCACAGCATATTCACTATTCAAAGTCAGATTTAGACTATACAATGGACGTAAATCAGATCTTCGATAATTTATATGCGAAGGATAAGTAATGGCTGTTTCTAATTCTAGAGACTTCAATATAGACGTAGCTGAAGCCATTGATGAGGCTTACGAGCGTTGTGGGGGTGAAGGTAAAACAGGGTATTCCTTAAGAAGCGCACGTCGTTCCTTAAATATTATGTTAGCAGAATGGGCTAATAGAGGGATAAATTTATTTACTGTCGAACAAGTTACCACAACTTTAACAGCAGGAACAGCTAATTATACACTGGGTATTGACACGATAGATATCTTAGAAATGGTTATCCGTCGTAATAATACGGATACTTCGGTAGATAGGATATCTCGTAGTGCTTATTTAAATTTACCAAATAAAACAAGCACTGGTAAACCCTCGCAGTTTTTTGTTGATAGACAAGTAAATCCTGTTTTATATTTATGGCAAACTCCTGAAAATTCTACTGATCAAATAATTTATTATCGTTTAGTTCGTATAGACGATGCTGACGATTATACGAATGATTTCGATGTTCCGTTTAGGTTTTTCCCATGTCTAGTTGCAGGTTTAGCCTATTATCTTTCTATTAAAGTTGCTCCCGATAGATCAGCTATGTTAAAATCTATGTATGATGAAGAGTTTACTAGAGCTGCCTCAGAAGATAGAGATAGGTCAAGTCTTCAGCTAGTGCCAAGGATACTAACTTAAATGGCGTATGCTAGGGGAAAACATGCATATTTTATATCTGACAGAAGTGGAATGAGATTTCCTTATTCTGAAAGAATAAAAGAATGGACAGGTTTAGTTGTACATAGGTCTGAATTTGAAGAAAAACATCCTCAGTTAGAGCCTAGTAATAATGTTTCAGATGCTACCGCTTTGAGACAGCCTCGTCCTGACACAGCTAGAATTGAAAATGAAAAAATATCTTTACCTATTTTTGATTTAGTAACTTTATCTTTTCAAAATAATGCGCCTAAAGCACAAACTCAATTAGGAACAGTAACGATTGGTGGAGATGTTGTTTCTGTTATTCCTAACCTTACAGTTGTTACAGGTGTTACTGGCACAGGTTCTATAAACAATGTAACTGTTACAGGCACAGGTACAGGTATTGCGGCAACTTACACAGTAACTGTTGTTGGGGGCAATCCAGTTAATCATCCGTATTATAATGTAGGTTCTGCTAATAAATTTGCTATAGACGGATCTACTGCTACAGCGGATGTATTATTAAATTTGTCAGAGGGTAGCACTTATAGGTTTGATCAAAGTGATTCCTCTAATTCAGGTCATCCTTTACGTTTTAGCACTACTGCAAATGGTACACATGGTGGTGGATCTGAATATACTACTGGAGTTACGACTAACGGAACTCCTGGATCTGCAGGAGCATATACACAAATAACAGTAGCTTCTGGCGCACCAACATTGTATTACTATTGCACTAATCATAGTGGCATGGGCTGGCAGGCGAACACACCATGAGTTATACATATACAGAACTAAAGACTGCAATTAAAGATTATACAGATAATCAAGAGGCCACTTTTGTTTCACATCTGGATAGATACATATTAGCCGCTGAAGAACGTATTTTTAAAAATGTAGATCTCGAATTTTTTAGAAAAAATGCGACAGGTGTAACGGCAGCTAATAATGAGTTTTTAGCAGTGCCAGCAGATTATTTATCTTCTTTTAGTTTATCGGTAACAAACAATAATTCTAAAGAATTTTTACAGCAAAGAGATGTAAATTTTATACAAGAGTATAATCCAAACCCAGCTACAACAGGGGTTCCACGATATTATGCTGTTTATGATCTAAATAATTTTATTCTAGCACCCACTCCAAACGCTATTTTTAACGCAGAAATTCATTACTACCATAGACCAGAAAGTCTTACTGCTAATAAAATAACAATCACAGTCAATAATGTAGCTGGGGCTTTTCAAGCTAACGAAAAAATAACAGGAGGCACGAGCGCAGAAACTACAACGATTAACACACTTACAACTGCTACAGAGTTTGTAATAATCGTTCCAACAGGCGATTTTGTTGTAGGAGAGTTAGTTACAGGAGGGACAAGCGGTGCTGTAGGAACAATAGTTACTATCGGTGAAGACACAACTAAGACATGGTTAAGCACCAATGCACCGAATACGATGTTATATGGGTCTTTAGTTGAAGCGTATACGTTTATGAAGGGTGAGGCAGACTTAATTACTCTTTATCAAAATAGATTTGTAGAGTCCTTATCTCGTCTTAAAAATTATGGCGAAGCTATGGAAAATACAGATACTTATAGGGATGGATTAGTAAGAGTGAATAGAACATGAAAAAAGTTAAAGATAAGTTAAAAGGAAAATCTATTGCCCTTGTTGGTTTAGGGCAAACTTTTTCTGATTTTGTAAATGCGAAAATTAACTCTCATGAGTTTGATGAAGTTTGGGGCATAAATAGTATTGGTGCTATTTTTCATGTTGACCGAACATTTATGATGGATCCAGTTTCTAGGTTTTTAGATAGTGACTTAGCAGGAACTCAAACAGGGGTTGCCAGAGAATTTTTAAATAAAAATAAATCTCCGATATATTCTTGCCAAAAAGACGAAAGAATCCCAGAGATAGAATTGTATCCGTTAGATGAAGTCGTTAAAAAACTTGGATTTTGTTATTTTAATAATACAGTTGCATACGCTGTTGCTTATGCTATATGGAAAGAAGTAGAAAAAATAAGTTTTTATGGTATTGATTTTACATATAAATCGAATGTTTCTTTTGCGGAGGCAGGTCGAGCTTGTGTAGAGTTTTGGTGTTCTGTTGCAATATCTAAAGGCGTAAAAGTAGAAGTGGCTAAAAATTCCTCTCTTTTAGACTCTAATGTTCCAGAAAATGAAAAGTTATATGGATACCATAGACTTGATGATCCATTAGTACAAAGATTTTCAGAAGAGGGTTTGATGATTGTTCCACAGACTTCTTTAGAATCTCCAGAGCCAAAAGAGTTTACAGAGCCAGAGGGTGTTTTAATTGGTAGACACGATATAGAGGGCGTGACTTATCACGCAAACGGACGTGCTTGATTTAGGAACAGCTCAAGTAAATACAGTTAATGTTATGACATCTGATGAAGGTGGTTTGTCAGATGAACAAATAGTTGATTTAGTCTTAGATAAAATTATTTTAGTTTCAGATAACGCACCTCCTGCTATAAGAGATCAAGCTCTTGTTTTTCGAGATAATATAAGAAATATTTTGTATTCTTATGTTCAATTTACAAAAAAGCAAGAACGAGCTACGATAACGCAGACTTTATTGAGAGCAGGTCATGAAGATTTGGCTAATATTATAAGGAGACTATAATGGCAATCGCACAAGCAATGTGTACAGCGTTCAAACAAGAGTTGTTGCTAGGTACACACAATTTTGCAACAAATGGTAATGCGTTTAAATTAGCTTTGTACGCAGAGGGTAGTGGTGGTAAATCAAGCACTACAGCCACTTTAGGAGCAACTACAACAGCTTTTGTTACAACAGGCGAAGTCGCCTCTAGTGGTACTTATACTACAGGAGGAGGAACACTTACAAAAGTAGCTCCTTCAACTTCAGGAACTACAGCTCTTACCGATTTTGCTGATCTTAGCTTTACTACAGCAACAATTACTGCAATGGGTGCGTTGATCTACAATAGCACAAATAGCAACAAAGCTGTAGCTGTGTTGGATTTTAGCTCTAATAAAACATCTACTTCAGGAACTTTTACTATTCAGTTTCCTACAGCAGATGCGAGTAACGCTATTATACGAATAGCCTAATGAGGTAACTTGTGTCAGATCTTCTTTCAGGTTGGGGACGAGGAAGTTGGGGTTCTGGGGCATGGAACCAAGGTGCACCTGTTGAAGCGACAGGGGTTGCTGCAACAGGAACCCTAGGTTCTATTACCACAGAAGGTTCTAACATTCATGTTCCCACAGGAGTTGCAGGAACAGGTTCAGTAGGTAGTGTAACTGTAGCCGCCTCTGCGTCAGTGAGTGTAACAGGAGTTGCAGGTACAGGTTCGGTAGGTAGTGTAGGTTTCAGTCTTGGAGCAGCTTTTGCTGTTACAGGTTCTGCTGGCACAACAAGTTTAGGGACTGTAACTCCGTCTGTAGCTATCGTTGTGTCCCCCACAGGAGTATCAGGGACAGCCTCAGCAGGCACAGGGACAAGCGCACCTATTCAATCTTTAGGATTTTCTGTAACAGGAGTATCTGCTACAGGATCAGTTGGAGAAGAAGTTCTTTGGAGACCAGTTGTTCCATCACAAAGACCAAGTTGGACAGACATAGCAGCATAAGGACAGAAAAATGGCAAGCACCTATGTAAATGATTTAAGACTTAATGAGCTAGGTACTGGCGATGGTTCTGGTACTTGGGGAACTACAACCAACACTAACCTTGAGCTTATTGCTGAAGCGTTCGGGTTTGGCACTGAAGCTATAACTACTAACGCAAATACTCATACAAGCACAATAGCTGACGGATCAACTGATCCAGCTAGATCAATGTATATTAAATATACTGGTGCTTTAGATTCTGACTGCACCATCACCATCGAGCCTAACACGATTAGTCGAGTTCATATTATTGAAAATGCTACTACCGACAGTGGATCTAGTGGACCATACAATATCATTATCAAACAAGGTTCAGGGGCAACTGTAACTATAGCTAATGGCAATACTGCTATGGTTTATCTTGATGGAGCAGGTAGTGGAGCCGCTGTTGTAAATGCTTTAACTAATCTTAGTGCAAGTTACGGCAATCTTAGCATCGGTCAAGATGCTGATGCTGATGATCTGACGGGCGATAGTGCTGTGGGTCGTTTAACGATAGGCGCAGGTGAAGATCTGAATCTGTATCATGGTGGCACTAATTCTTATATTGTTAATGACACAGGCGACTTAATTATCGACACTGCTGGAGATATTCAACTTGATGCTGCTGGTAATGATTTTAAGTTTTTAGCTAGCGGCACAGAAATACTAAACATTACCAACTCATCAAGTGATGTTGTGATAAAGCCCGTCGTAGACGCAAAAGACATTATTTTTCAACAACGAGATGGCACTGCCGTTATGACTGTTGAAGATAACGTCTCTTTAGCCATTAATAATGACGTAACTGTTGCAGGAAGAGCGGTAGGCACAGTAACTCCTGTTAGTTTAGGCACAGGATCTAGCCCAGACACGGCTGAGTGCGATATGGCGTTAAGTAATGATTTTTCTATTACTGTAGCGAGTGATGGCTGTTTGTTGTCCTTTGCTAACGAAATAGCAGGGCAGTCGGGTAACATTCATTTTAATAATCCGAATGGTCAAACGATTACTTATGGTGGTGAAATAGCCATAAATGCAACCGCCGCCACCTCTCTTAATACTGCTGGTGTGTATCAATTATCTTATTTCTGTATAGGCACAGGAAATAACGAAGTATTAGTTACAGTTTCTGGAGCTTTAACTTAATGAGTTTAATTAAATCAAATGGTGGTGGACTTGGCGGCTCTGGTTCTCCTGGAGGTGCGCTAGGTTCGTTTTATGGTCACACCATTGACCAGTCTTTGCGTGTTAATGGAAGTAATAAAAGCCTGAGTAGAACTGTCGGTAGCTCTGTAACTAATAGAAAAAAGTTTACTATATCAGGATGGGTTAAGCTGGCTTTTCCGACTGGATTAACTAGTACAGCATCTGCTCATATGTGGGCAGGGTATGGTAAGAATGGTGGTAACTATGGTCAATTAGGTTTTTATAACGATCAATTTTACTATTTTGCTTATCCTGTCGGGACATGTTATCTGGTGTCAACTCAACTTTTCCGTGACAGGTCAGCGTGGTATCACATTGTTTTTAGCGTTGATACTACGCAATCAACTGCCGCAGACCGCAACAAAGTTTATATTAATGGATCACAAATTACCTCTTTTAGTACACAGACTAATTACAGTTTAAATCACGATACCGATTATAATGTTGCTGATAGCGCAACTAATCATTTTGTTGGTTCTTCTGGTAATACAGGCGGAAGTCCGTATCAATGGTTTGAAGGATATATAGCTGAGTTTCATTTTGTAGATGGTACTACTTTAGACCCAAGCAGTTTTGGCGAAACAAAAGACGGAGTGTGGATTGCCAAAGAATATTCTGGTTCGCACGGAGATAATGGGTATTATCTTCCGTTTGATGATACAAGCGCAATCGGGGATGACGAAAGTGCAAACACAAACGATTTTACTTCAAACAACCTAGCCGCACACGATGTCTTGCCAGATAGCCCGACTAAAAATTTTGCTGTAATGAACTCTCTAACGATTGGCGATGGTCGTGTTGCTTCAGGTGTTACTCAATCAGAAGGTAATCTAAAAGTTGCGACTTCTGGTTTTTCAACCAGCGTTCTTGGCGGCACTTTAAGCACAATAGCTATTCCAAAAGACAAAAAAATATATGTGGAAGTTTGTGAGATTAATCAAGACGCAAACCTTTGGGGCGCAGGGGTTGTTATAGACAACCATGTTCAAAATAGCACTCAACTCGTAGGCAATGGTTCTATAGCTTATTATAATCGCAGTATATATCGTAATGGCGTTGAAAATGATTATGGGTCAGGTGGTGGTGCGCTTGGTGGATTAGGTGTTTCAAAACTTTCGGCAGGAGATGTTTTAGGTATTGCGGTTGATGGATCAACAGGCAAGGTATGGTTTCATAGGAATGGAACTTATTTTGGCGAGCCTCAAGGCCATCAAAATGGTGCTGGGACAACTGGCAATCCATCTGCTGGCACTAATGAAATAGGCACTATTACTAATACATATTCAATTAATCCATCAGGTGAGATATTTATTTTTGTTACTGGCAATACAAGTGTTGATGACTTATTTGTAAATTTTGGTCAAGATTCTACTTTTGCAGGGAATAAATCTGCTGGCTCTGAAACAGATGCTAATGGCGATGGCAAATTCTTGTACGCAGTGCCAACCGATTACGTCTGTCTACATTCTGGTAATATGAAAGATTTAACAATCGGTCCTGCACAAAGCAGCCAAGCTGACGATAATTTTAATACAGTGCTATATACAGGTGATGGTGACAACGATGTGACCGCGACAAACACTTTTGCCGCTGATTGGGTTTGGTTAAAGAAAAGAAGTGCGACTGGAAATAGTTACTTGCAAGACATAGTGCGTGGATTTGGTGCTTCAAAGTCATTAAGTGCTAATACCAATGGCAATGAGGGCTACAATGGTGGTGCGCCATCAAGTCACAATATTGTTACAACCGATAGTTCTATAAGATTTGTATCTTCAGATTTTGCGTCAGACACTAAAACTTTTGTAGCTTGGACTTGGAAGGCTGGCGGCAGTGCATCAACTATTTCCGCTGATTCAATTAGCTCTGGTGTGCCAGCAAATGCGTCAAGCGTATCGGTTAACACTGATGCAGGTTTTTCAATAATTTCT